GATAGGCAAAAACCCGCCAGACGTTGCCGACGACTGGTACAAACTCAGCCCACGCGGCATCCTGCGTGAACTGGCGTTGTACTGCGACACCATAGACGTGCCCGCCTACGATGGTGACATCATTCTGTTCGGCGCCAAGCCACCTGAATTCGGAGTCCAATGGCAGAGTGGCATCCTATTCATAAACCCCTTAATTTCCGCAGTGGACTGGAAACCGGTGGGCAGTCTTATGATCCGCCGCTCCTACCGTATGAAATTGCGCTAATTGAAGCGCTTGGTTGCAGCGAATATGAGTATAAAACTTTTGTCCGTTATGCCGTACAGCGCACATATGTGCGCCCTGCTGAATACGAGCACATACCTGATATCCAGGCAATTCTTCCTGCTGTAGGTTTTGGCGCTGCTGCGGTATTTGGCGGGAGTGCAGCAGCCAAAAGTGCAGCAGCAATTATTGCAACTAACATTGCAATCGGCTTAGCGCTTACAGCAGTAAGTCTTTTGCTAGCACCAAAAGCTCCAGCTCTTGAAACACCCGCCAAAATTCGCGGCAAAAAGCTTGCTGATCAGATTGGCCCCACTCGTTTCAATCAAGCAACAAGCTTCGATAACGTCAGCAGCCTCGCCGAATACGGCCAGCCAATCCCCATCCCGTTTGGCAAGCGAGGCACTGGCGCTGACGGCGCTTTAACCGGCGGTCTGATTCTTGCGCCTGCACTGGTGTGGAGCCGCATCTACAGCTACGGCAGTTACCAAGCGTTTGAAGGCATCTACGTCGCTGGCGAGTACGGCAGTGAGGCCCCCCAACTTGGCGGCATCCGCGTTGGCACCACAGCGCTGAACAGCCTCGGCAACCGCGACTATGCAGTGTTCTGGTCAAGCCAGTTAGGCGAAAATAGACCAAGGACAGCACGCTTAGTCGCTGGCACCCACATAGAAGGGGACGGCACCACCGGCACCGTTGGCCGCCAGATTTTTACCGCTCCAACCGAGGACGGACAGTTCAGCCAGGGATTTTCCATGGCTTACACCCCTCAAGCGGATACGTCGTTTGGAACAGCTGAGCCAATCCACAACGGCACGGCCTTCCGCTTCAACTGGGAAATCATCTCGGCGCCTTATGCAGCAACTGAAGGCCCGGACAATAAAGACGCACGCCTAGAAACTCAAGCCCGCCGCCGCAAGATCGCTGGTTCCGATGCTGATGTTCTGCATCGCTACGCCGATCAACCCAAAGAAGACATTCTACAGGTCGGTATGCCAGGTGTGGGACGTGCCTACTCCCGCCGCATGGGGTTTGTTGCACACAGCGGCACTAATGGCGGTGCTGACGTAGAAAATCGCACGATCGTATCAGTAGCCGAAAACGATACCTTAACATTCGAAATCAATGGTAATAACTGGAAAGACTTTAATCAAGATGATTTCAAGGACACAGAGGTTAATGTCAAAGACTTGAAGGCTTCTGCTGATTCTTGGAGAGCAAGGGCTTCTGATTTGTTGGCCATAGGCTCTAAATGGATTATCGGCGCTTCGGTGTGGGTTGTTGAAAGCAGAAGCCCCGCCACTTGGACACAGTTTCAAACCCAACGCATTACATTTAAATGCACCGCAATTACCGGCGTAGCAACTGTCGGGCTGGCTGGCAGAAGAACAGTAGAAGAACCACTCGGCGGCTACGAAGGTAGTGTCTTTAACCCCAACAAACACTGCGGCGCAGCTTTCTTCAACATCTGCCGTCTGCATATGGCAAGCATCCGTCCCGTGCGACGCGATGCCCAAGTCATCGAAATTGGACTCCGTAGCCAAGTCTGGAACCGCGCCAACGGCCTGTGCAACTTCAACGCAATTCCTACGCCTTTCAAACTGCACCAACTCGATAAACAGGACATTACGCTCACAACGCCTCGAATGGATAAGTACTTCGAGCGCACATCGTGCTTTTCTATTTGGGTACGCCCAGTTGAGGTTTATGGCCAAGCCCAGCAGCCTTGGCGCAGGATGCCGCAAGTTTTCTGCGTTACTGGTAATGCCCCGGTCGATCAGTACAACTACATCCGTATTCGTCCTAAGCAAATTGGATACTACGAGTACCGATTTATTCCGCGCACGGGATCGGATATTGCAATCAACAGCATAGATACAAATAGAGTTATCCGATTAAATGCGAATACTGGCAGCATCTTAGGAATAGACTTAGACACAGACTATGGCGGTTTTAGAGTCACAACTAACGGCGATGACACTATAACTATTGCTGACATTCGCTTGAACGACGAACTTGTAACAGATCCACAAGAAGGCAGCAGTGTAACCACCACTCAAACAACTATTCCATCAGCACTATCGCAGTACGACACCACATCCAGCAATGGCAGCGTACAACAGATTACTAATGCGTGGCTCACTGCTGTACTGGGCTATGCACGTGACAATGCGGGTAACGAAAACAGTGCTGACATAACAATCGACAAGCCCAACGTCGGGCAAATTGTGTTCACTGTCAAAGCTACGTCCGTAGCCGGCGTACTGGGCTCTACTATTGGAAATGTATACTTAGCTACAAACAAAGGAAGCACGTATATATGGAGCGGCATGTCTTTCACGGTAAAGTCCGCGAATGGAACATGGAATACATCGCACAAATTTACGGTGGTTGTAAATGTTGATAACGATTTTTCAAAAGTAGGCGGCTACTCGGAGGTCAACGTTGCCTTTGCTGTTACTGCTGTTCAAGCTGTATCGACAGTTAACAGCTCCACAGTCAGCAGCGCCGAGCGCGTATTTGAAGAAAACTCACAGGTCTCAGACTGCAGCCATTATCTGGAGCTGACCAAGTCCAACGAGAGCGGACCCGAGCATCAGATCGTTTACGTCAACGAGTGCATTTCCAACGAAACACTCGCCGAGTACTACGGCATGTCCACACTGGGATTTACTGTTAAATCCAGCGGTCAACTTGGCGGCATCGGTCAAATACGCGCTTGGGTGCCAACCGGTATCAGCGTTTACCGCTTGATTGAGCAGGACAACAGACCCAGCAACCTTTTCGCCGATCTTGTCTACTACCTCCTGACCAGCAAGAGCCAAGGTGTCGGCAATGTTGTCCCTACAGAGCTGATCGACGTCGAATCACTCACCACAACCGCCCAGTACTTACGCGCCAACAAGATCTTCTTTGACGGCGTGGTGGAAGACAGCGACAGCCTGCGCTCGTTCCTGTACGACAACGCTGCGCTGCAGCTATGCAACTTCACGATCAAAAACGGTCGCTTCGGCATGATGCCGGCACTGCCTTACGACAGCAGCTACCAGATCAGCACCACGCCCATCGCAATCGAGCAGATTTTCACCTCGGGCAACATCATCCAAGACAGCTTGCAGGTCCAGTACATCGACGCCGCCCAGCGTTCAAACTTCCGTGCTCTGGTTAGTTGGCGCGTCACCGTCGAAAACGATCTACCAACGCAAGCCTCCGCTTTGGTCGACTGGGCCGACATCGCGGAAGGCAGCCGTTCCACGACCCAGCAAGCTTTCGATCTAACTGACTTCTGCACCAACCGTGCCCAAGCACTGAAGACCGCACGGTTCCTGTTGAGCATCCGCCGCCGCGTCACTCACACCGTCAGCTTCAAAACCGTACCCGACGCCCTCGGCATCCAACCCGGTTCCTACATCCGCGTTATCACCGAAGCCACCACCTACAGCGCCACCAACAACGGCGGCATCACGGACGCCGGCACCCTCGTCAGCGTCACCTCTATCGCCAACGGCAGCTACGACGCCCTGATCTACAACCCCAGCACGAGTGCTGTAACCGAGCAACGCATTACGATCCAAAACAACGCCGTCACAGATTCCGCTTTGCGCGGCTGTCTGTTTACGTTGCTCAGCCTTCAGACCAGCGCATCCGTTTATCAAGTGGAGCAGCTCACACTGGACGAAGACGGCTTGGTGAATATCAGCGCCGTAGAAGTGCCCGTCGATTCCACCGGCGTTAGCATTGTGGCTAAGGACGTGCTTACTGAAGCAAATTTTCGCGTACTGGAGTAATGGCTTTTCCGACACTGACGCCAACCAGCCGCGAGTTCAGCCCTGGTGCGTGGCCCATCAAAAACCACAACTCACAATCCGGCGCCGAGATCCGAATTTTGTATGGGTCTCAGCGAACCAACGCCAAGCTGGGCCTTAGCTACGAAAACGTAACTGACGCAAACGCCCAGCTTTTCATCGACGACTTCAACTCAAACATCGGCACACTTCGCACTTTTACACTTCCTTCCGCTACGCGAAACGGCTGGAACGGCAGTGCGGCAACTTTGGATGCGCCACCTGGCACAAAGTGGCGCTACGAAAGCGAGCCGCAAATCCGCTCAGTGAGACCCGGCCGTAGCAGCGTTACAGTGAATCTAGTGGCGGTGATCTAATGGCCAAGGTTTATACCGGACGCGACGGCCGCCTGCTGATCGACGGCACCGAACAGATCAAGGTCAGTAACTGGACTTTGACCGGCTCTCTTGAAGCGCTGGAAACCACCACGCTTGGCGAATCACAACGCAGTTACGCGCCAGGCGTCCAAGAATTCAACGGCAGCGCCACACTGCTGTACTACAAAGACGACACAGGCCGCAACGACGCTGCCACTGCGTTGAAGAAAGTGCTGCGTGTTGCTGGTGTATCCAGCAGCGATACCGTCACAATGCGTCTGCGTTTGGCGGATGGCAACACAAACAGCGACGTGCAACTGACTGCTTACATTACCAACGTCTCGTTTGGTGCCAGCGTGGGTGAAGTCAGCTCTGCCCAAATCAGCTTCCAAGCCACTGGTGCACTTACAGCGGTGACAATCTGATGGGCATCTACCTCGGCAATGTCGGCAATATCGAGCTGACCCGCATCTCACTAGAAGGCAGCAAAGCCTCAGTAATTAACCCTGGAGATGTTAATACCGAACGCGATCGATTTAGCTTTGACTTTGACGCCAGCTTTCTAACAAGTGGTGATTTTGTCGAAATCAGTACTACTGACAACACAAACCTTGACTTTATTGCTGCCAGTGGTTGGGCCAACAACACTGTCCAGTCCAGCGGTAACTGGTACGTTTTTGTTGACGAACTTGGCGGCATCAAACTTTACGAGACATTTGACGACAGCCTTGAGGGCGGTGGCACCGGACTTATACCACTTGCATCTATTAGTCGCAACATACCTATTAACGTAAAAATTGCAGACACTACATCTCGACTGCTAGCTTCTGTTACGGACTACGAACTAAACACAAACCGCGAAACCGTTGACATCACATCGTTAAGTGATGAACACCGCCAACAGCACAGCAGCCTAATTAGTGGTAGCGGACGACTTATCGCTCACTGGGACTACACAAACGCAATCAACGAAGAACCCGTGCATTACCTAATGCAGCTAGTTCTTCGTACTGAGGTCGGATCGTCTTTTCACGGCAAGTTTTACGTCAAGTACGAAAACACTGTTCCACAAGGCGGCGATTTTGATGCAACGCAAATTAACGACGCATTGTGGTGGGAATTCGATGCACTGGTGACAGGCAGCGCGGTAAGTTTTGCGGCCGACGAAATGATCACTGGCACGATTGATTTTGTTGCCACCGGTCCCATCCGCCTGCGTGCCAAAACGCAACAAAAACGTTTCCTCCTGCAAGAGGACGACGGCAAGATCAAACTGGAAAAACCAGCCAATTCGCACCTGTTGCTGGAAGAGCTGGAGTAAGACGTAGACTTGGTGTAACTGTAAACGCCACGCGGGCACTGGGGCATGGCCGATCTTCGTATCAGCGAACTAGCGGCATTAGCCGGTGCCAATCTCGCGGCAAGTGACCTGCTTGCCGTCGTTGATACCAGCGCCAGCGAAACCAAAAAAATCACGGTTACTGACTTTACCGGCAAAGCGGTCACGCTGATCGCTGACGCCACCATCCCTGGCGCCAAGATTCTGTTCGGCACTGCCGAGATTGCAGGCACTGCGCTGGAAGATGGCGCTGTTGACACGTTGCAGCTTGCTGCTGATGCTGTAACAGCCGCCAAACTCGCTGACGAATCCAGCGTCGATCTCGTCACGACGCTTCCGGCCTCTGGCGCCTTCGTCGGTCAGATCGCGCTCGACACCGCCGACAGCAAGATCTACTGCTGGAACGGCAGCACTTGGGTCAGCATCAAAGCCGCTGGCTCAATTAACACTGTCATCGGTGGTACGGCCGGAGTCGTCAACGTTACTGTCACCACCTCCGGCGACGAAGTTACAATCAGCACCACGCTGGATAACACCAGCGCCGCAGCAGAATTCCTCGCCGGCCCAACTTCTGCCGCTGGCGCAGTCACCTACCGCACGATTGCTGCGGGCGATCTTCCAACAGCAACCACCGGTGCCAAAGGTGCGGTTGTCGTCAATGGCAACGGCCTGACAATGAGCGGCGACACCGTCGTCATCAACAACACGGTCACCGCCGAAGCCAGCAATTATCACGTCGTTCAGTACAACGCCAAGGGTCTGGTCACGGGCGGCCGGCAAATCATCGCGGCAGACGTCCCTGTCGCCACGGCTAGCAGCATCGGTGTCGTCAAACCCGGCTCCGGCCTTGGTGTTGACGGTGCTGGAACACTCAATCACATCAACTCGATCACCCCGGCAAGTGCCGCCAAGGTCACCTACGACAGCCAAGGCCACATTGTTGCTGCACTGGCACTGTCCGCAACAGATATTCCCGAACTAGACGCCAGCAAAATTACGACTGGTACGTTTGCATCAGCGCGGCTTGCTGCCAATAGCGTCACAGCACAACAGCTTGCCGACTACGGCATCGCGCAAGTCAGCAGCACGCAACCGATCCCCGAATTTGCGGGCCAGCTCTGGATCAACCCCACCGACCGCACCGCTTACGTGTGGGTTGGCCAGGTTTCTCCGGCGCAGGGATATTACCTCCCCCTCAACAACGAGTTCGGCGCCCAAGCCAACCTCCGATTTGGTGGTACGTACAACGCAAACACCAACACAATCGCCAGCCTCAATAACTATGGCGCATCGGCAGGCCTGACTGTTGGTTCAGCTCTGGTTGCTCCAACCAGAGCAAGTTCTGGTCTCTACTTGCTGGTTACTACGTCAGGTACTGGCACGGCTCCGGCACCAGCCGTTGCACTAGACGTTGGCGACTGGATCTTGAGCCCAGGTTCTGGTACGACTTGGACTCACGTCAACATCGTGGGCGCAGGCATCAGCGTCATTGATGCGGGCGACGTTACTTTCAACGGTGGAGCACTCAGTCCGGCAATGACCGGCGTGGCAGACGCCGAAGCTGCACTAACAACACTTTGGGGTCGCGTTCAAATCGCAACCACCTCAACCGTTGGTGTAGTACTTGAGAGTACCGAAATCACGGTCAATAACAGCACTGGGTTGATGGAAGTCGGAGTGGTAGATGAAGGCACCTACTGATGTCAAGCTTCAATTACAACGGCGAATACCTCCCTCGCGGCGGCGTTGAAGGCGAAATGCTGATCAAAGTCAGCAATGCTGACTATTACGTGCAGTACAAAACGCTGCCCGAAATCTTCGACGAATACGACATTGTGATTGACGAGGGTGAGTATTAGTAGACTGCCTGAGTAACGCCGTCCCGCAGGGAGTTAAGGCATGGCCACGTACAAGCATCTTCGTAGCAGCACTGCAAATAAGCGTCCCACAACAACGATTGTTGACGGCCAGCTCGCAATCAACACAAACACCGCTAGCCCCGGCCTGTTTTTCAAGGATTCTGCTGGTACAGGCATCGTCAAAGTAGGCCCAGTACACGTCGGCACCACGGCACCAAACAGCGTGCCGGCTTCTGGCGGAAGCAGCGGAAACTACACCGGTGAGCAGTGGCTGGACACAAGTGTGTCTCCTGCTCAGATGAAAGTCTGGAACGGCAGCACCTGGGTCGGCATCGTCGCCGATGAACTGCCTGTCTCGAAGCTACAAGATGGCGCAGCCCGTCAGCTCATCCAAACTGATGCTGCTGGTACTGGTGTTGAGTGGACCAGCAACGTAGACGTGCCCGGCACGCTGGACGTTACCAGCACCGCAACATTCGACAGCATTGCGCAGCATCCGTTGGGTACTGCTGGCGCACCGACGATTACCTTCACCGGTGACACAAACACCGGCATCTACTCCCCCGGCGCAGACCAAGTAGCCATCTCGACTAATGGCACTGGGCGGTTGTTTGTTGACAGTAGTGGCCTCTTAGGTCTGGGGACTAGTAGCCCTGCACCAGCAATCGGAAATGGAGCAACATTGCATTTGTATGGCGCGTCAACTACCAGTGAACTGCGGCTTCAACGAGGTAATGGTACTGACCTTAGCCTTCTTGCCGGATCAACCGCAGGCGGGGCAGCAATTAGCTCAAATAATAAGTTTTCTATATCCAC